TATACTACGAAAGCGGACGGAACTAAGTTACGGAATGCTTTTAGAAAAGCTGCTACAGCAGAGGGAGTTGCTGGGATTACGGCAGCTGTCGCAACTGCTGGTTTAGCAACTGGTGTCTTGGCACCAATGTTGGGAGCTCTGGCCGGAATCGGTGCGTGGGCTTTTCATAGTCGTTTTACAGAAGGTGCTGATTTAATCAATCAACATCCAAACTCAGGTAAAATTTATATGTACTTAGATCATGTAACTTATAAAAAGTAAGAGAGGTGCTGTTGTGAAGTATATACTAGGCTTTTTCCTTTTGCTTTCTTTCTTTCTATTGATTCAAAGAAAAAGAAATACCAATATTAAACAAAATAAATTATTTTATATAATACTTGCAATATGCATAAGCATATCATTGATTACGATATTGATTATTTTCCTTAGCTCAAATTAAGCTATTTGAATAAAGACAAATCTATGGAATTATAGATTTGTCTTTTTTTGATCCATTCAATGTGTTTTGTAGAAAATTAATTGTGAAGGAGTGTGGCATTTATGGCCAAACTTAGTCCAAAGCAGCAACTGTTTGCTGATGAGTATTTAATAGATCTAAATGCCACGCAAGCTGCCATTCGTGCTGGATATAGCCCTAAAACAGCAGATGTTAAGGGTTCGCAGTTATTAGGAATAGTTAAGGTTCGCACATACATAGAGCAAAAAATGGCTGAGCGATCGAGACGAACAGGTATTAATCAAGATCGAGTTCTTCAAGAATTAGCAAAGATTGCATTCGTAAAAGCGACTGATTTGATTGATCCTAAGGATGCCTCTGTTTTGGATGGGGCATCAGACGATGACTTGGCTGTCATTCAGTCAATCAAGGTAAAAGAGACGTGGGGAGAAAAGGGCTCAAGTGTCGAAAGGGAGATTAAACTCGCAGACAAGACAAGATCATTAGAAATGCTTGGACGTCACTTAGGAATGTTCAACGACAAGCTGGATGTCAACGCAGCACAGAAAGTGGTGATTGTTGATGATATCGACGACACAAGCGACGGTTAGACTTTCTGAAATCATTTTGGATCAGTTCAAGCCCTTTTGGATTGCGTTCTAGAAAAAGAAACATCTGCGCTATGTCTTAAAAGGGGGGCGTGGTTCTGGAAAATCTTTTCATATCCCAATGAGAATCATGCTAGATATTATGGAGTATCCGGTATCAGCAATTGGAATAAGAAAAGTACAAAACACGATTTTAAAATCTTCATACGCAAATTGCAAAGGTGCTGCAAACGTCTTAGGCGTTCGGCATCTTTTTCGTTTTGTTGATTCGAAACTTGAAATCACCTATAAGCCAAGGGGGAATAAAATATATTTTGCTGGTGCCGATGATCCTGAAAAAATCAAATCAATCAAAGATGCCGACTTTCCTCTAGCTATTGGCTGGTGGGAAGAATTGGCAGAATTCAAAACAGAAGAAGAAGTCACCACGATTGAAAATTCTATTCTTCGTGAGGAGTTGGAAGGAAAGTTCACTTCCGACAGCCAACGAAAAAAGGTATATCCGTTTGATTACAGCTTTTATTATTCCTACAATCCGCCGAAGCGTCGGCAGTCGTGGGTAAATAAAAAATATGAATCCAGTTTTATTGATTCAAATACTTTTGTTCATCACTCAACGTATCTCGGTAACCCATACCTATCAAAGAAATTTGTTGAAGAAGCGGAAAACGTCAAAAAGAATAAGCCTTTGAAGTATCGGTGGGAATATTTAGGTGAAGCGATTGGATCAGGTGTTGTTCCTTTTGATAACCTACAAATCGAAGCTGGCAGCATTACAGATGAAATGGTTGCTAATTTTGATAATATCCGGCAAGGACTTGATTATGGCTATGCAACTGACCCTCTTGCATTTGTTCGTTGGCACTATGACAAGAAACGAAACTGTATATACGCCATAGACGAACTGTATGAAGTTAAATGCAGTAATAGACGTGCGGCCCAATGGATTAAGGATAAGAAGTATGATTATCAAGATATCATTGCTGAGATAGAACCTAAGTCAAATGCAGAGATGAGAGAGGAGCACGCCATATCTAAAATAAGACAAGTCACGAAAGGACCAGATAGCGTTGAATACGGAGAAAAATGGTTAGATGACTTGGATGCGATCTACATTGATCCCCTTAGAACGCCAAATATCGCAAAAGAGTTTGAAAACATAGACTATCAAACGGATCGTGATGGCAATCCTAAGCCTCGTTTAGAAGATAAGAACAACCATACAATCGATGCGACACGATACGCATTTAACGATGACATGAGAAATATAAAAGTAAACATAGCAACTAAAGTAAAATTCGGACTATAAAAGAGGTGAGTGTATGGCGATCGTCGTCAACAGACAAATAGCTGGTGATCTGAATAACCCAACAGCTGAGTTGTTAAATTATTGTATCAATGAGCACAAGAAGCAACTAGGCCGATTAGAGCGGTTATCAAATTACTATGATGGAAAACACGAAATAAACAATCGAAAGAAGGACAATGAAGCTGCGCCAAACAACAAAGTACTGATCAATCATGCAAAGTACGTGGTTGATATGAACGTAGGATTTGCAGTTGGGAATCCTATTTCATATGTCCCGGCAAGTGATAAGAATATCGATCCTATCCTTGATGCTTATGATCGAATCGATATCGTTTCACACGACACGGAACTAGCGAAGGACCTGTCAGTCTTTGGCGTTGGATACGAAATGATTTATCTGAAAAAAGTGAAGAATAACCCAAGTCCGGAGTTAGAGATTAAGTGCATTGATCCACGAGGTATCTTTTTAGTTACTGATGACACAGTAGATAAGAATCCTTTATTTGCGGTCCATTACCAACCTGTTTTTTCATTACAAGGTGCGATCGATCATTACGTGGTCAAATATTACAACGACAATCGAGTAATCACTTATCACTCCAAAGATTGTGGCGTGGGGGAGTATAAACGTGAAGATGCCAAACTTCATTATTTCAAAGAGGTGCCAATCGTAGAATATCGGAACAACGAAGAAAAGCAAGGCGACTTTGAACAAGCTCTTTCGTTGATTGATGCATACAATTTACTGCAGTCTGATCGTCTAAACGATAAAGAAGCATTCGTCGATGCGATTCTATTCCTTAAAGGCTTTTTTCTTCAAGATGGTGATGGCGAGAAGTTGATGAAAGAAAAGCTACTACAAACGAATGCGCTTGAGGTTGATGCCACTTATCTTACTAAAGAGCTGAACGAGGATGGTGTGAACTTATTGCGAGCGTCAATTCTCGACGATATTCATAAAATCACCTATGTGCCAAATATGAATGATGAACAATTTGCTGGAAATGTCAGCGGTGAAGCGATGAAATATAAATTGTTCGGTCTTTTACAACTAATGTCCGTCAAGTCGCGCTATATGATCAAAGGCTTGAGGCAACGCATGAAACTATTCGAAAACATTCTAAAAGTGAGTGATACAAGCGTTGATGCTACTGGTGTAAAAATTAAGCTCAAGCCCAACTTGCCGGCAAACACAAATGATTTAATCAACCAAATCGTCGATGCACATAACGCTAAGATCTTGCCGCTTAAAACATTACTAAGCTGGCTACCAGAGATTGACGATGTGGACGAGGTTTTGCAACAATTAGAACTTGAAAAAGAGCACGCTATCCTTCTTAATCAGAAAATCATAGGTGTGCAAGCCAGCGATAGCCATTCGGATTTGGATGATCAACCTGCAGATGATGTACAGGAAGACTAGGAGCTGATTAGATGGCTCAAAACGATCAGCCTTATTGGGAACGTCGCAATATCAAAGCCGAGAAAAAAATAAACGATAGTGCAAAGAGAGTTGAGAACACTGTAGCAAGAGCATACAGGCAAGCACAAACGTACTTAACTCAAAAGGTTAAGAAGCTATTTGTTCGCTCTAAAAAACGCTCGGGACTATCTGAGGATGATGTTAAACGAATATTGAATCATACGACATCTATTGATGAACTTGCTGAGCTAAGAAAGTTAGCTAATCAGATCAAAGATCAGGAGCTGCAAACTGCGGCTAAGAATCGATTACAAGCATTGGCGTTTAAAGAGCGTATCAGTCATGCAGAAGACTTGAAGGCTAAGTCTTTTTTAGTTTCTAAACAGATTGCAGATGTCCAACTTGAAAAACAAACTGACTTTTATATTGATGTTTTACACGACAGTTATAAAGAAGCAGTTGCAGAAGATTACATTCACCGATTTGAAGAAAAAGGAATAACTTTTGAGATATGGAATAAGAGTTCTTTTGAAAATAAAGGACACGAATTAAAAGAGCTATCGACCAGGTACACAAAGAACATTCTTGAAAGTCATTGGCACGGATCAAATTATTCCAAACGGATATGGGGAGATACTGAAGCTTTAGCTAAACGCCTTGAGGAGCTTTTTACAGTTGAAAGTATGACTGGCATGTCTGAGTTTGAGATGGCCAAAGCAATCGCTAAAGAATTTGATCGCTCAATTGGTGTTGCTAGGCGTCTGATCCGCACCGAGGCTAACTATATGGCCAATCAATCAAAACTCAAGGCTTGGCGTGATCAAGGTGTTGAATCTTATGTACTCGTAGCGGTATTGGATTTACGCACATCAGAAATCTGTAAAGACAAGGATCAAAAGATTTATTTAGTTACAGAAGCTATTGTCAACGGCGCAGAAGGAACCTATCCGCCATTCCACCCTTGGTGTCGTACGATCGCGATTGCATACAATCCACGTACCTCGAAAATTACTAGAATTGCATTAGATCCAATCAGCGGTGAAACAATGCCAATCAAAGGTGATACGACTTACGACGAGTGGTTGAATAGACTGAAAGAAAAGTACTCGGATCAAGAAATAGAACTGCAGAAAAAAAAGATTAAAAATGCTGCCAAAGACAATGCCGATTACAAAAGTTTAAAAAGGGTATTAGGCAAAGGAAATGTACCTGAAACATTAGATGAATACCAAAATATAAAGTATAATAAAAGTAGTGAATGGGAAAGCCTTAAAGATCACTATTTTGTAAAATCTAGATTGGAAGATGGTAGGTATGGCTCCATCATTAATCCTGAGATGCAGACTCCCCATATGCAAAGTACAGCCACAAAAGGGAAAAGTTTTTTCTATGATCACATTGATGCTCAACAACTTTTTGATAAATATGCTGGAACCGGTGTTGTTGAAATAAATAGCAAAGGTCGTACGAATAAAGAAACTATTATGACTGATTCAGTTCTGGGTATTGATTATCGGACAGGATCAGAAGCAAAAGGATTTAAAATTCATCACTCAGCAAAGAGAACACATTTGGTGCCTTGGAAAGGGGAAAGTTAAGATGGATTTATCGAGCTATCTAGGAAAAGAAGTTCGAGTAACATTTTTAGATGGAAAGATTTTGTCAGGCAGAATTATCGACTATACTACCAGTGAAGATAATGATGATCAAGGCGAATATCTTGTTATTCGACCGCAATCAGGAAAACTCAAAGATCGTTCAGTTGCTTTCTTTGAAAATGAAGTAGAATCGATTGTTGAAAAATAATAGCACTCACTAACTTTAGAAGGTTGGTAAGTGCTATTTTTGTACCCAAAATTAAGGAGTGAGGAACAATGAACAAGCATAATACAATGCCACTAAAAGAAATCATGCTCGCTTTTTACAAAATTGGGCTTGCCCTAAAATATGAATTTAAACCACCTGACAATCAACAAAGCTCAATAGTCGACACGGCGGAAAGTGAAGGTGATCAGAAATCTCGCAGCTATGCGTCAAATAGTCATTTACAAGAAATGGATGAACAAGTGTATTAAGGCTTAGCAATTGCTGGGCTTTTTATTTTGTCCAAGCGTGATGACATTAAAAGCTTCGGAAGTGCAAGCATTTATTCACTCTAAAAGGTATGGAAGGAGTTAGCAATCATGAAACACAAAAAACTGTTGCCACTTAATCTACAATTCTTCGCAGAAGAAGGAGAAGGCAACGATCCAGTAGAGCAAACAACAGAATTTAATGTCGATGAATTGAACGAAGATCAGTTGGCTGCCATCAAAGAAAAATTTGGTTTCAAAGACGAT